AACCAAGACGTTTTTCATAAGTCTGCTCACGAAGATTCAAATCATTTGCAAGAATACCATTCTGAAGAACTGTACCATGGGTGCTCTGACGCACAGAATCGGCTTCTGCGACGTTTTTATCAATTTGAGATATTGCAAGGTGCTCGGCGTTCTTAGCCTGCCGTTCAGCGGCACTAGCGGCTCTAGCAGAGTTCATGGTAGAACCGATATCACTCATGCCCACAGAAGCAGCTGAAGCTCCAGAGATAGAACCGCCTATACCATTGGTTGCGGCAAGAATAGGATTGAGACCAGCGGCACGCATATCATCAACAGCCCACTGATAACGATGTTTATAGTTTTCAACATTCCACGCGTTAGCCTGTGCGGCATTAGCGGAATTGTAATGATTCTGGACCGCAGATCCGAGAACAGAACCAGCAACACTACCTAACGTATTAGAAAGCCATGACATATAACCAGCTCCTTCTAGAAATGATCAACAAGGCCGGGCGTACCGAACATAGGCATAGGACGTACAGTAGTATAACGGAAGCCTACATCGAGCAGGAATTCAGGCTCATCTTGAACAGCAATAATGCGCTTAATGGGTGGGTTCTCCGTGATGAATTCCTCATTGAGAGTAGGGGCATTACTAAAGAACTGGGATAAGTGCCAGACATCGAGATTACCACCTGTTACAGAGCTACGGAATTTACCCGTGATCTGCGAAGGTTTATAGCGATATTCAGCATAACGCTCCTGATAACCGAAAACAGTAGTATCGGCTTCAGTACCTTGAGCATAAATCTCGCGAAGCTCAATAGCCTGTTCACCAAGATGCGCGAATGTCGGCCAATAGAAATCGTAAACAGTAGAACGAAGCCACATCTTATTGATACCTTGCTGATAGGTTAAGTCGGCACGGGCACAGACGAAGCCTATAATATAGCCATGCTCGACGAAAGATTTAGTAAATCCATGGAATTTAGACGCAGTAACACCATAAGCTGAGAGATTGCCTTGAGGAGAGGTGTTGTCAGTTGCGGAAGTCTGAGCTATTGGATTGACGTTAATCATCTTCGTAAAAGAGCCGAGGAACTCAGGACGCTGAAGACGAGCGTCTGGAGAAACAACGCCAAAGAAAGAGCGAAGCACTTCAGTATACCGACTACCACCGCGAGCAAGGCGCTCATAGAACTTCTGCATCTGGAAGGCAGTGCGAAGACTGTTGATGGTAAATATACTTGAAGTATCAAGATCGGCGTAAGATTTATTAGAAAGCCACGAAGAACCGGGTTGAGCAGTAATAGTAGCCGTACCAGAACCGTTAACAGAGTGACCAGCTATGGAAACATCATAACCACCTTGATAATTCAATGAACCGCTTCCGGTATAGACACTATGAACGCCACCGTCTTCCGACAGCTGAGCAGCACCTAAGCTATTATTAGATTGCTGAACGAAATAGCCTGAAACAGGCGAAGGGTCGACCAAGGTAGCAGTACCGGCAAGACCTATAGATACACCGGGTCCTTTCTGTGTCCAAGGCAGGGCAGAGGTGAAATAATCATGACGCTTACCTCGAGGAGGGCAAGGGTAGCCAGGGGAAATGCTAGTTCCAGATTTGAACAACCAAGAAGGTTGATCAGAAACGCGAGAAGAATCCAATATTTCGTTGGTATCGCCTTTCTGAATCTTAACGGATTTCTGGAGATTTTCATCTCGAAACCATTCGTTCCAGATGAGGTAGACAGCGCGGAATGGAAGAGCGCTAATACCAGATAAATTACCAGACGCATTCACGGGCAAGCCGAAATAGTCCCAAAGAGAGCCTACATAAGCATTATCAGAGTTACCAGTAGCAGTAACAGTAGGGATGACATAATCAGTACTATCATCAGGGTCTTCCTGCTCGAAACAGAAATTCTGCCAATGGTCCCAAACTAGGCGATTTGGGACAAAAAAGAAAAACCAATCAAGATAGATATTATCCATAATAGGTTTAATGGGAGTAGCCAATCGAGCGAAGTAATTAATAGACATCCTAATAGTATCGCCAGGCAACACCTCGTCGACGAAAACAGGGATAAGCTTGCCTGAATTGAAAGTTGTCTTATAAACGTGCGAGCGATCGAATTTCGTCCGGCGCATATACATTGCAGGAGCATCGCTGAAGCGATGACCTCTAACTCTAATTTTTCGAGCCAAATTATCACCTTCTTAAGAGTGTAAACCCAAGAATTAGCCTAAAGCGAATCATTCTTAGGTTTTAGTTTATTTTTGCGTCACCTACGCCAGTTACATCAAGTAAGTAACTGGCTTCGGTGACGCCTATTTTGGCGTTTCTTCATTATTTTGTTCTAAAGTGTTACTTTTTTCTTGTGTTTGTTTATTACTTACGGACTGTTGTAGTTCATCAAAGGTACAATTGCTACTATACAGACCTTGTTGCTGGAGATATTCGAGCGTTGCAGGATCATTCAATCGGTTGATGAAATTCATAGGATCGTGACCGAATTTAGCTCGAACGTAAGCAGGCAGGCTGTAGAATTCTTCACGAACTCCAGATACAAGTTCGAGAGCTGTACTATAGTCACCGGGAAGCGTTGCATCTCCGAACTGCAGATAAGCATACTGCGAACTATCGCCGAGATCGAGAGTCATGATGCCTTTCTGACCATCTGCATACTTATTCACGATGTAATTGATATCAGTTTCATCTTTCTCGTCCTGAACCGTTAGAGAGGGCATGGAAAACTCAATACCGCAATGATCATGTTCTTCAACAGGATCGTAAGCCGTTTTAAATTTCATAGTTTTCACCTCCTTTCGCAGACGCCTAGACGCGGCGGGCGTGGCGCACAAAAAAAGGGCGATCTCCGTGAGATCGTCCTTTTTCTGATACGCTCTTAATCAGTTTATCATTTAATCGGGTTACTGTCAACATCCTGTACGTAGTCTACGGCGCGACCAACCAACACAGGAACGCGGGATTCGTCAGAACTTTCAATATAGTAACGGCCATCAGAATCGCCAAGGTTACCGACATAATAAATACTGAAATCTTCAGGATAAGTATTAATAAGCATTTTATCATCGTTAACCAAACCTTCGAAAGCTCGCAGAGCAAGCATATCATTGTGGTATACCTGTGGAGGGCTGAACTGTTCAGCCTTATTGTCATAAATGGAATAGAGTCTCAGCGAAACCATCTCCTTTTCTAAACGCAACTAGATACCTGCGAATCATGAGATATAACGTAGCTGATATGACATAATAGTCATTATCTAGGCGAATAACTCTAGAATCATCAGGTTTAAGCCGATAAGCGGCATATTTACTACCGCAGAAAGAGTAATTGAAGAGAATATTACGATTCGAACAGAATTTTTCAACAGCTTCAAGTTCACTAATAAGCATCACCTCATTTCTGACTTAATGATAACACAATCACAACACCTTGTCAAGTTTTCTGCCAAGAAAATGCTTGTACTTACCTTCCTGAACACGGCAGCGGTCAACTAAACGGTCGAAAGTATTGTTCTCCAAGTTATGAAGCATCTTCTCAATACGGTTATTACGAATAAACTCCATCCAGTGAGGATGCGTTTCATCGAATTTCTTATCGTAATAACGAGGAGGACGCATCTTTCTACCGTTGATAACAACATAATCATTAGCATAACACTCTTCACCATGCTCTTCAAGCCATTTAGCACCTATGCCGGGACGATTGGATGCCAGCATGAACTCAGGCGTACGACCATTATAATGTGAAGCAGCATTACTACCAGTCTGTTTTTTCACTATATAGCGCGCGACATAGGCAGCAGAATCATAACTAAACTCGCCAATAAGGTGCATACCGTATTTCCAGACTTTGGAAAAACGAGCAGAAGTATAAGTGTTATAACCGTCTGTACGGAATCGAAAAATTTTGTCGCTAAAATCAATGTTAAACAAAATGTAATGATAATGGGGACGACCATGAAGTTCACCATATTCACCACAGCCAAGAAAGCGAATACCACTGCCATACTCACGACGAAGATTTTTCATGAAAGTCTGATGAAATTTCTTGCTTAAGCTTTTATCCAGAGGCATATGATAATCGTCGAAAGTGCAAGTAACGAAAAAAGCAGAAGACGAAGAACGGGCTTCGTGAACAGCACGGACAGCCCACTGTCTACTATTTTCGAGACGACAACCGATGCATTGTTTACAAGAACAACGAATGAAACGGCTATCGCCAGCAAGCTCAGGGTGAGCGGCAAGGCTACCGTAAAAACTATAATGTTGTTTTCCATTTTTCGTAATCGCTCCTTCAACTGGGTACATAAGTATAGGATTGTAACATACCATATTAATCACCTGTACCGATTGTATCAGGACTAAGTCAGAATGTCAAATCCTAAATCCACCTCGTCCTACTCTTTTAAAATTTCTACGACGAGATCTGGAGGTACGCCGGAAAAGACGGCGAGAACCTCGATTAGATAAGCGACGTCGCCTCATTTAGCATCCCTCCAAGAACCGAAAAAACGGCTAGTTTTTTTAGAATCATTCTTATTAGCAACTGGCTCAACAAGCTGCGCAACATCGGTTTGAAAATCCGAGGCAACTTTTTTAGCAGTAACAGTATTAATTGAAGCTTTACCTTTCAGAGCTTCAATTAGATCCACAACTTCCTGAATAAAGGGAACAACAACAGACACAATGAAAGTCAAAATCATAGTAGTTTTGTTAGACATAAAATTTATCTCCTTCCAAAATAGCGACCTCCGAGGAAGCCTATAACATTTTTGATGGTAGAACCAACACCACTAGCGACAGACCTAGGAGCACCTGTAAGACTTTCAATATTTTTATAGAAATCACGTTCCATACCTGCCATTTCAGTTTGAATATTATCAAAAGCGGCGGCAGAATTAGCACGATTAGCAGAAGCAATGTTGTTTAAAACACCAGAGCTAAGGTAAGAACCCTGAAGACGAAGGTTTTCAAGCTCCAAACTCATCTTTTCAAGCTCATAACCAAGACGTTTTTCATAAGTCTGCTCACGAAGATTCAAATCATTTGCAAGAATACCGTTCTGAAGAACTGTACCATGGGTGCTCTGACGCACAGAATCGGCTTCTGCGACGTTTTTATCAATTTGAGATATTGCAAGGTGCTCGGCGTTCTTAGCCTGCCTTTCAGCGGCACTAGCGGCTTTAGCAGAGTTCATGGTAGAACCAATATCACTCATACCTACAGAAGCAGCTGAAGCTCCAGATATAGAACCGCCTATACCATTAGTCGCGGCAAGAACAGGATTGAGACCAGCGGCGCGCATATCATCAACAGCCCACTGATAACGATGTTTATAATTCTCAACATTCCACGCATTAGCTTGTGCAGCATTAGCGGAATTGTAATGATTCTGAACTGCAGATCCTAGAACAGAACCAGCGACGCTGCCTAATGTATTTGAGAGCCATGACATATAACCAACTCCTTCTAGAAGTGATCAACAAGGCCGGGCGTACCGAACATAGGCATAGGACGCACAGTAGTATAACGGAAGCCTATATCAAGCAAGAACTCAGGCTCATCTTGAACGGCAATAATGCGCTTAATAGGCGGATTTTCCGTAATAAATTCCTCGTTCAGAGTAGGAGCATTACTGAAGAACTGGGATAAGTGCCATACGTCAAGGTTGCCACCAGTTACAGAGCTACGGAATTTACCGGTGATCTGTGAAGGTTTATAACGATATTCAGCATAACGCTCCTGATAACCGAAAACAGTAGTATCAGCTTCAGTACCTTGGGCATAGATCTCGCGAAGCTCAATAGACTGTTCACCAAGGTGAGCGAACGTCGGCCAATAGAAATCATAGACCGTAGAACGTAGCCACATCTTATTAATACCCTGCTGATAAGTAAGATCGGCACGGGCACATACAAAGCCGAAAACATAACCATGTTCAACAAAAGACTTAGTAAAACCATGGAACTTGGCAGCAGTAACACCATAAGCAGAGAGATTGCCTTGAGGAGAGGTGCTGTCGGTCGCAGAAGTCTGAGCTATTGGATTGACGTTAACCATTTTCGTGAAAGAGCCGAGAAATTCCGGACGCTGAAGACGAGCATCAGGAGAAACTACGCCAAAAAAAGAGCGAAGCACTTCTGTATACCGGCTACCACCACGAGCAAGGCGCTCGTAAAATTTCTGCATCTGGAAGGCAGTACGAAGACTGTTGATGGTAAATATACTTGAACTATCAAGATCAGCGTAAGAATTTTCAGAAAGCCAAGAAGAACCAGGTTTAGCAGCAACAGCAGAAACACCAGAACCGTTAACAGAGTGACCAGCTATAGAAACACTATAACCACCACCTTGATACTGTAATGTACCGTGTCCAGTATAAACACTATGAACGCCGCCATCTTCAGAAAGCTGAGCAGCGCCTAAATCATCATTAGACTGCGAAACAAAATAGCCTGTAACAGGCGAAGGATCAACCAGAGTAGCGGTACCGGCAAGGCCTATAGATACACCGGGTCCCTTCTGCGTCCAAGGCAGAGCAGAAGTAAAGTAATCATGACGCTTACCGCGAGGGGGACAGGCAAGGCCGGGAACAATACTGGTACCGGATGTAAAAACCCAAGAAGGCTGATCAGAAGCGCGCAAAGAATCCAATACTTCATTGGTATCGCCTTTCTGAATCTTGACGGATTTCTGGAGGTTTTCATCTCTAAACCATTCATTCCAAATGAGGTAAACACCACGAAATGGAAGAGCGTTAATACCAGATAAATTACCAGACGTATTCAAGGGCAAGCCGAAATAGTCCCAAAGAGAGCCTACATAAGCATTATCAGAATTATTAGCAGCAGTAACAGTAGGAATAACATAATCAGTACTATCATCAGGGTCTTCCTGTTCAAAACAGAAATTCTGCCAGTGTTCCCAAACGAGGCGATTTGGGACAAAAAAGAAAAACCAGTCCAGATAAATATTATCCATAATAGGCTTAATAGGAGTAGCAAGGCGAGCGAAGTAATTAACAGACATCCTAGTAGTATCGCCAGGCAGCACTTCATCAACGAACACAGGTATAAGCCTGCCTGAGTTGAAAGTTGTCTTATAAACATGGGAACGGTCGAACTTAGTCCTTTTCATGTACATTGCAGGAGCATCGCTGAAGCGATGTCCTCGAACTCTTATTTTTTTTCGAGCCAAAATTTCACCTTCTTCGAAGTGTAAACCTAATAATTAAACTAAAGCAAATTATTATTAGGTTTTAGATTATTTTTGCGTCACCTACGCCAGTTACATCAAGTAAGTAACTGGCTTCGGTGACGCCTATTTTTGTGTTTCTTCATTATTTTGTTCTGAAGTGTTACTTTTTTCTTGTGTTTGTTTACTACTTACGGACTGTTGTGGTTCATCAAAGGTATGTTTGCTACCATACAGACCTTGCTGCTGGAGATATTCGAGCGTTGCAGGATCATTCAAACGGTCGATAAAATTCATAGGATCGTGACCGAATTTTGCTCGAACGTAAGCGGGTAAACTGTAGAATTCTTCACGAACTCCGGACACAAGCTCAAGCGCTGTACTGTAGTCGCCGGGAAGCGTTGCATCTCCGAACTGCAGGTAAGCGTATTGCGAACTATCGCCGAGGTCAAGAGTCATGATACCTTTCTGACCGTCTGCATACTTATTTACGATGTAATTGATATCAGTTTCATCTTTCTCATCCTGAACCGTAAGAGAGGGCATAGTAAACTCAATGCCACAATGATCATGATCTTCTACAGGATCATAAGCTGTCTTAAATTTCATAGTTTCACCTCCTTTCGCAGGCGCCTAGACGCGGCGGGCGTGGCGTACAAAAAAAGGACGATCTCTGTGAGATCGTCCTTTTTCTGATACGCTCTTTATTAGGTTATCATTTAGTAGAATCATTGTCAACAGTCTGCACATATTCTATGGCGCGACCAACGATGACAGGAATGTGGGACTCGTCACAATTCTCAACGTAATAGCGACCGTCGCTGTCACCGAGATTGCCAACATAATAAAGAGTAAAATCTTCAGGATACTTTTTAATAAGCATTTTATCATCGTTAACTATACCTTCAAAAGCTCGCAGAGCAAGCATATCATTGTGGTAAACCTGTGGAGGACTGAACTGTTCAGCCTTAGAATCATAAATGGAATAAAGTCTCAGCGGAACCATCTCCTTTTCTAAATGCAACTAAATACCTACGAATCATGAGATAAAGCGTAGCTGATATAACAAAATAGTCATTATCAAGGCGAATAACTCTAGAATCATCAGGTTTAAGACGGTAAGCGGCATATTTACTACCACGAAAAGAGTAATTAAAAGAAATATTACGCTCACGACAGAAATTTTTAACAGCTTCAAATTCACTAATAAGCATCACCTCGTTTCTGACCCAATGATAACACAGTCATGATATTTTGTCAAGCTTTCTACCAAGAAAATGCTTATACTTACCTTCCTGAACACGACAGCGGTCAACCAAACGCTCAAAAGTGTTGTTCTCCAAGTTACGAAGCATCTTCTCAATACGGTTATTGCGGATATACTCCATCCAGTGAGGATGCGTTTCGTCAAATTTTTTGTCGTAATAACGAGGAGGACGCATCTTTTTGCCGTTGATAACAACATAATCATTGGCATAGCATTCTTCACCATGATCTTCGAGCCATTTAGCACCTATACCAGGACGATTAGAAGCAACCATAAATTCAGGAATGCGACCTTTATAGTAAGAAGGAGCATCTTTACCTGTCTGCTTTTTAACTATATAGCGAGCGACATAGGCAGCAGAATCAAAGCTAAACTCACCAATAAGATGCATACCGTATTTCCATACTTTGGCAAAACGAGAA